GACTAACTTCACCATAATCATTTGACTCTATGAAGAGTAAAGGATGCTTGTATTCGATTACTCTAGCACTTCCTGTTGGGGCATATTTTGTTGCTCCAGGTGTAGTGCTTCCATCATAAGAAATATCCTCACCTGCAGACATCATCAAATCTCCAGGTTTTATATCAAGTACTGTATTGCCACTTACGATCATTACTTGATTACTGATTCCGATATCATTAGATGCTGTGAGAGAGTTTGGATCTGCATAACCAAATCCACCATCAAGAACTTCAAATCCCATGATGCCTGTTTCTGTCTGAGATGTTTCTGTCACTCTAGCAATTGCTTTTGATCCTGAGCCAGATGCTGATCTAAGTTCTACTTGATCGCCAACTGTTTGACCAGCAACTCGATTGTTTATGTTTATCGATATGATGCTGATTGATCCTTGTATTAGCTTGCCCACATTTCTTGTAGTATCTGTGCCGGAGTTATCTGTAGTGATAACAAGAATCCCGTCATCAGCAGAGAAGTTGCCTGATACGTTTGACAGATAAATGATAGGCACTAATGCACCGCTGAAGTTCACAAAGATTACTTCATCGACAAATGCTGAAGCGTTTGATAGGTCGCCTTTAATTCGATTGCCCTTTGAGATAGGATATCCATCTACTGTGTAGACAGTTTTCATCTCAAGATATGTGTCGCCACCCCAGATACTATCAGATGGTCTTAGAATAGAAGTCTTCGGATAGAACACTTCAATCTCTTCGTTGAAGAATAATTTGAACAACAACTCAAGACCTTCTTGTGTACCCTTTCTCTTGTACATATCTTGAATGTGTTTAATAATAAACCGAGTGTCAAGTGACGTATCAATAGGCAGATCAGCAAGATATTTCTTCTTGTAGTAGATCAGAAATGTTGACAGAGTTGTATCAATATCACGAAGCTTAGGAACATTACGATCCATCACTTCGTCAGTGTGCTTATAATAAGCCTTGACGAACTCTATAAGAAAGTCACCAGACTCTTTATAGACGTTAGGAAACTGTTCTGCTATTCCCGAATAAATGTCATCTCGTATTTCAACAGCCATATCTTATGCTTCCAATGCCGTCACTGATGTCGTTATGTCTTCTCCACGCACTACAATAATTCTATCTTTTGGTGGCTTGATATCTTTATCTACAGTGTTAGCGATAAATTTAACAGCATTGTTCTCGAATGAACTAATGCTTAGATTAGATAACTTAACTTCACCAGTCTCGTAGTTCACTACACCGATCGAAGGTTTGAATACACTCACAGTATCAGTGTTCTCAGTCACGAGCATCACGTTACCGTTACCATCATCTTTTGCTGATACAAGAGTTCCTTCAACAGTGAACTTCGTAGTCTCAACAGCAGGCTTGTATGATGCAAAGCCTAGACTAGCATCAAACGGATATGGCTTAACCAATGCAGACTCAAACGAGAATGATGGACTTGTAGCAAAGTTTAATGTCGGGACATATTCAATGATAGGCTTAGCTACAATATCAGTCGAGATGATTGAACCATCAATGCTATCAAGATATGCCGACAGTCTTGATTGACGAAGCGTCTTATTAAAGTCATTAAGATTAGTATCCTGGAATGTTTTTATTCCAGCATTGACTTCTGATCTAATCTGATCAGTACTCTTGCTTGTTAGATTCTGATCATATACAATTTTGACTACAGCATCAACATACATGAACTTCGCTACCAGGAATACGGGTTCAATTGTTAACGGAGTCTTATCTCGTAGATACTGCTTAAAGTTAGCAATCTCGTAATCAGCCGCACCTTCACCACCAGTCACATCAACTGAGATAATCACTTTACCAAACTGAGGGGGTGAAACTTCATCACCACCATATACGCTGATTGCTTGAATGTTCGGAAATCTAGCACGAAGCAGAGTTTCATAGTCTCGTTTCGTGACTGCTCTTTCTTGAACCTGCAAAGCCTTCGGAGCAAAAGTTCGTATCGACTCAATGTCTTCCGCCATTGTTCCGCCACTTGTTTCACTCTGAACATTCACAGTAATTGAAGTAGAGCCGCCAAAGTTTCCGAGCGTGAGCGAAGAAACGCCATTCGCAGATGGGCCATTACTTACTCTATAGTTCGCTATGATAGAATCAGTGATCGTTGGCTGTACACCAAACTTATCTTGTCCAAACTGTATAGAGTATAGCCCATCATTCTCGGGCTGTAGATAGAATACTTTATCAGTTGCTGATACACCAAAGATGTCAGCACGATATGTATATTCTTCACTATTCACTTTTAATGTAAGGCTTCGTGTGTCAATACCTTCATTAGATAGAGTAGAGTTAGCTGTAGAGATCGTCTCATCAATCATACGACCTTCATATAGATCAACATCATTCGCAATATACTGAGTATTGTTTGTCACACTTCTCACAGCGTTGTATGCTTTTTCAGTAAGAAAGTTATATGTCTTATTTCCACATCGCCCTATGAACTTCGTATTAGCCGGGATGGTAAAATAGTTAGAATCCAAAGTGGGTGCAACCACTGTAATAATAACTCTAGTATTTGAACTACGTCTACTTGTAGGCATATAGTTAAGTTCTTTAGCATGGCTTAACACACTATTACGTTGACTAGCACTATCAAGAAACATCTCGGATATCATCATGTTATAATAGTAGTTGTTATAGAACGTATTATATGATAGTACATCAAGAAGCACACTCATGTTAGAGCCTTCATAGTCGAAGTCTTTGAGTCTGTTCTGATTCTTTAGAAACGTCTTGAGTGCTTCTTTCGTTTCAGCGAAGTCTAAATTTGTTATCGGTGACAAGTTGGCCATGTGTCTATCTTACCCTATTAAGATCAATTGTGAGTGATGAATCTGTATTACTATTTATTACAGAGAATATGATTCTCACTTTTAATTCGTTACTGTCTATATTGCCGCTAATCTCTACGTCTCTTAGATTACATCTCGGCTCATATGTTCTGATTGTAGACTTGATGTTCTCTTTCAGAATCAACATAGTCGGTCCATCAATGTTCTCAAATAATGAGCCACGAATGTCACAGCCGATGTTTGGCTGAAACAGTCTTTCGCCACGATCAGTCTCTACTAGATTGCGTATACTTTCTCTTATAGCATTCTCATTGACTACTCTACTTAAATCTGAACGTCCGGGGATCTGCTCTAAATTTCTTGTGAAATCAGAGAAGAACTCTTGCGATGCTGTGCGTGGCGTTAATGACATATCATTATACTCTTATTTAACACTTTATAGTGTATTTATACTTAATCGGTGGGTCGCAATAGACTGAATGAAGTGTCTTCGTCACTATCATTACTTATGCCTAGTATAGAGTTATTGTCTACGAAACTAAACGTGCCGTCATTCTGCTCTTCTTGCTTGAACGTAGACTTATCAAAGAATCTAAAGTCGTTGTCGCTTTTACGTTTCTTTCTATAGCCGTCTTGACGATGTGTACGCATAAACGGCTCTATCTGTGCGGCTTCACTGTCACTGAATCTCTCGCTCTCTACAAACATCACATTCTCTTTCGTTGCTACAGAGCCGTCTCTAGAGCCAAGATTTAGCTTAATATATGTACGACCGACAGAAATACCGGTGAAGCCGACTCTACTAGCCGCTATCATTGTCTTTTCTCGTATAGAATCATTCACTTCTATCTCTACAGCAAAGCCGGAGTACTTGTGATGATAAGCATCAGAGCCTTGCTTTCGTACATCTATCTTTGTCTTAGCACTTCCTCTACTATTACTCTTAACACAGCCTTGTCTCAATACATACTTCTCACCGGTTAATGTTGATAATCTGAGCAATTTAGACCAAACTGAGTTAGATACATCTTCCCATTCTTTCTTATCTCTTACTCTACTACTGAACGTAATCATGTCATTTGGTCCAATGCCGTCTTCATTCATACTGTTAATAGCATCAATCTCGTCTTGCTTTATTACATTACTTGTGATATAATCTACGTTCGTGGGAATAGAAAGCTGACCGGTTGATGGGTCTATATAGCCGAGTTCACCAGGCTGACGATATCTTACTTCGTTTCTATATGTTGAAATCTGACCACGCTTATTCTTAACTCCAACTCTTACTGTGTATCTATTCGGATTATTATCATTAGCATTCGCATTAATACTATCAGTAGCTTCTTCTTTTAGTTCTTCAGCAACTTCTTTCTCAACTCTTACTGCACCAGCCGCTTCTGCTTTCTTTTGTTCGTTAGCATCTGTAGCGTCAAGCACTTTTCGCTCTTTATCTACAACTTTTGCTAGTTCGGCCAGTTCATCAGCAGGTCCAAAGAGTATTTTCTGTATGATCTCAGTGAAGTTACATAGTTGATGCATGATAAGTTGAATATTGGCTAGAGTAGGTCGTTCAAAGTTAGATATCATTTCACTGATGAAACTTTCTACATCATTTTTGATTCTTTCCATGTTCTCTTCTGAGAAGAAGTCTTCTATCTCTTTCTTTATCTTCGTTAGTTGATTATGAATAGCTTTACCGGGATTACCAACAAATGTCTTGATATCATCTAGTGCTTTCTTGACTGCTTTCTTAATCTTCTTCTTGATCTTCTTAACTAGCTTGTCAATCGTCTCTAGTAACTTTTCTTTGATTGCTTCAAGCTTTAACTTCTCGGCCAGACTGATTGCTAACTTCTTCGGATCTAGATCATTTAGATTAAGAGCGTTTAGTTTCGCAACAGTTGAGTCGATCAGCGTAAAGGCTGCAAAGAGTTCTGTGAGTATATTACCGAATGTGCCACATAGCCCCTCACTGATTGTCTTGCCAAGATTAGTTTCGTAATAGAAGTCAAGATCATCAAGTGTCTCAGCAATCGTCACTGGTAACTCTATCATTGCTACAGAATAGCCTTGCAGTTCTGTTAAAATAGCACTAGTGTCTACGTTATTGTTTAACACATAGTCAGCAATCTCAGTATATGTGAGCGGAAACTGCTCAAGTCGATCTCGTAATGTCGGATATCCAGATAGATTCATTGTGCTAAGAGAATTGTTCAATCTGTCAGTGATATCAACAATCGTTACTCTGTCTACTTGCTCAAGCGGATCTGGCTGGGCTATAAGCGCAGAGAAGTCAATAGCACCACCTATTGGCGCAGTCAGTGCTGACGCTTTACTTGCTAACGGTGTTGTATTATTACATTCTATCGACATTTATGTACCTTTTTGTTGACAAAGCGGATATTGGATGTTATAATGAAAGATTCAACTAGATATTTATTCATCATCGTCTGATCTCATAATACTTGTTAGAACATGCCACCATCTCTTCGTCTTAGCTGGTATGATTGGTTGTGCTACATTTGTAATCTCTTGAGGCTTGACAACTTTCGCAAGTTCTGTTACACTTACGTTCGGCACATTCGAACTAGCTATATGACCTGGTGCTACAAACGTAGCAAGAGATGTTGTAATACTGCCAGCGGCTGATGCGGCAGTAGCGGCTGCTGTACCATTACCAATCAGAACAGAAGCGGCTGGTATTACTGAGTCAAGTGATACTGCGGCTGTTGCACCTAATCCTAGTGTGCCAACAGAGTATAGATTCATTGTAGCACCAGCTGAGATACCGAGAGTACCCACTGCTGATATACCAAGATTCGTAAGACACGTTAGATTCATTGCTGTGTTTGATTGAAGCTTCAACCCTGTCGTACTACTAATATCAACACCATTCATGCCAGCATCTGGAAAAGGCAGTAACTGTGTAGATATCGCTGGAGTACCAGTACTGTGTATCTTCGTGTACGCAATACTGTACATATTCGTCTTATATGAGTCTACATGAAATGCACCACCATCTCCAAGTGGATTACCTGGCATGAGACACTTAAAGTACATACCACCAAGTGTTGCTAGTGCTTTCAGATTCGTGTTCGCAACTAGATTGATATCATCAGCAGTTGCAAATACACCAACCCCACCCCCAGATACGTTTACTTTTACGCCAGCATCTAGATTAATGTTTCTTGCGGCACGAACATTAAAGTCTGTACACTCTATGTCTAATCGGCCATTGACTTGTATCTTGCCGCTCTTGCCAATCTTTAATGTATAGTCTTCATCGATTGTACTATGAGAGGAGCCTCTTACATAGTTTGACTCGACACCCTGTGTTGTGTTATACTTGTCAGCAAATGCTTTAACAAAGATGGTGCCATTAGCATCAATTTGAAATACTGAACCAGAACTGTGCGAAATGAGAAAGTAATCACTGTTCGCACTATCTTCACCAGAGCCAAGTACTATAAAGTTGTCACCGTCTTTAGATGATATGACTCTATTCGTATAGTTGTTCTCTGGCATCATGATTGGTGGCTCGTCAAACGTCTCACCATTCGCTTGCGGTATTGATGTGTTAGCAAACGCTCTTTGTGTTAATGTTTGTCCCTGTGAAGCTCCTTCGCCCCCTTGATATCTGTGTAAGTCTGGTTTACCAAAGTTTAAGAGTGCTTCTGGTGGCAAATAGCCGTCTTCACCAGGAACACCACTGCCACTCGGAGTTTGTAGATGCATACCTGGCATACGACCCATAATCATCGGCTGTTGTGCTTCTCGCCCGTCTATAAAGAAACCAAATACCCAGTCACCAACACTCGGTATAACTGGTGCAACTCCATAAGAAGAATCTAATACAGTAGCCCACGGCAAATGCTCAGTCGGAACACTATCAGCATCATCTTCTGTCTTTCGTGGTGGGTGTATACCAAATGCTCTTACTCTCACACGACCAGCATTCGTTAGATCATGATTGTCTTCTACTACACCAGCGAAGTACATCATGTTATTAAATCCACTCATGAATCAAATTCCTTTATAATATTTGTTGACAATTGGCAAAAGTATGATATAATAGAAGTTGCAATCTTAGCCATCACGATAAACCACCTCTCGTAACAGCAAGAGTCTGCTTAAACTCATCACCAACAAAGTTATTGGATATACTCACAACTAAGTAATTACCACTACGTTGAGTATCACTCTCTTTAACACCAGACAATGTATTACTAAACTTATATAGATCAAGGTTAATGATCATGCCTGGATAGAGATCAGTACGGCCGTTAATCTCTATAGCAAACGTATTCCTATTCATATGATAGTCTACTATAGGCTTAGTAGTATAGTTCTCATAGAAGTGTTGATACGGCTTCAGCATATTTAACGACTCATCACCACGCTCCATTCCAATCTGCGGAAAGTCAGTGAGCAATACAGTCTCTGGCGCCACATCATTGGCCATATAAGTGTTGACAAACTCGTCTGAATGTGTTAGCTTCGTAGTCTCTGGTGCCTTGAATGACTCATACTCGCTTGTGTAATCATACATTCGGCTAGTCCGTGTCCTATACTGGATATCTAACTCTGTCACTACTCTACGGTAACTGCCATCTTTCATATCAGAGAATGAATCAACCTTAGTGCCGTATTGGACATCGTTGATACTCTGTTGGGCTTTCAGCTGGCCACTACCAGTGTTATCGTTTAACGTGCTGTATATAAAAAATAACTGGTTTTTCTTCTTAGCTGAAATGTCTTCAAATGACCCGTATTTATCGATCAGGTACTCATGTGTACAGAAATAATACTTCTCTCTTGTCTCAAAGAATCTATATAGACTTGTCTTATTACTAGCACTATATGCTCTTCTAGATAAAAATTGCATTGCGGCATCTGGATATAGACATGGAATGACTAAAGTTTGTTCTCCGTCTGTTTCTTCTATCTCTATCTCTTTATCTAAGTCTTCATTACCAGTAAGAAAGTATTCATTGTATACTTGTTCTACCATTTGTGATATCTTTTGCTTTCCGAATGATCTTCTTATCTCTTTTGTATCTGATATTAGCTTTTGATTTGATGTGAATCTTAGTGTATATTGTACCATTCGATCATTAATAGAACTTCCTGGCTTGATGTTGTCTACTGAATAGATGAAGTATGTCTTTGTATGTGTAGTTCCGTAGAAGTCTGTCCATGATATTGTAATTAATTCTTCTCCACGAAGCGGTACATCTTCTAATAGATTGTTGCTTTCATTAAGTATGACAAATCCCGAGACAAATGGTGCATTCATACTCTCATCTATGTTCCAATTGACGAGTGTCTTCGTGACATCGATATAGTCTGGTTGATTTGATTTGCGACCTGTGGCTTTCTTATCCGGAAATAGAGGCTGTATCCGAATATAATGAAGTTTATAGTAGCCTGCTTGCGCTAATTTAGTCGCCATTGAGTACAGTTCCTAGGCTAGCCTGTATTTGTGGTACCAGCGACTTATTAATTAATACGATTTGGCGGCGACTTTCGTTTAAATCGAACTCATAATCATATACACGAACAGGATAAAACTCGGATCGGGCTTCTGCGCTTGCATTTAAATATGATGCACGATTAATTCGAATCTCGGGATCTGTGAAGCTTTGATAGTGTATAATATTTGCACCGATTGTAGCATTCTTTGTCCAATCTATGACACTCGAACCTGTTGTACCGCTTGCTGTTTCGTACTGTGCTATCAGATATTGTTCAAATGAAGTAGTATCTTTCGGCCAGTGCGTATATGGATCAACAATATTATTAGATGCTAACACGAGCCAAGCGTATGATGGATCATCATAATAATAAAATGCGATATCTTCTGGCTTCTCACCCTCTTCTACTGTATAATTCATATAAGCAAGTGTATCACGCTTAACTAATTTATCGAGTTCGGCTTTTCTAGTGATATCTAATAGCGTAACACCATTAAATTGTGTTGTTGGAAATGAAGAGAAATACATTTATTATGCTCCTGTGCCGATTCTGAATGTAACACCATTAATCCCAGATGGTTCTGTGCCAGCAATTTGAGCATCACTAAACCCCTGCGCTTTTAATTCAGATATTTTCATTATTTTAGACTCTACAGATCCGTCTGCCACTACTTTATTCACAATAACTTCATCAGTTGAGGCTACAGTATTACTTGCTACAGTTGTTCCTGTTGCGCTTCTTGCGATACTTGGATCAAATTCGGCTTGCTCACCATCAGTTGATGTTAAACTATCAGTTATTACGCTATCTATTTTCTCTTGAATAGCTTCTTCTAACACATCAGCCTGAGCATTATCGTCTGCGGTATGAATATATGCTTCATTTAACGTCATTGTAATACGAATAGCAGATGGTTTACCACCTTTATTAATTGCTAATCCGTTTGGAGTATAGTCAACATTCAGCGTACTTATCATTGCAGTCTTAAATCTGAAGAAATATGACTCATCAATACCCTGAAAATATGTATCAACCATTGCGGGATATCTTAAAATACCACGATCAATTACAGTAGCACCAGTATCTTCGCCAAGAGCGCCCTCAGCTTTAGGTAATACCATGCGTTGAAGTGTACGAATAATCTTCTTTAATTGTTTTGATTCTTTCTCACTCTCTGGTGATAATAGCCACTCTAGTGAGTGTACTTTAAGATCAACACCACTGAATACTAGAGTTGCGAATGGGTTTATTGCTGTACCACGACCAACACCGATACCATTTGCGATATCTGGACTTACTGATCCCATACCAGCTCTGACTAAGAACTGAGCAGTATCAGTAGCACCAGCAATAGCTTCTTTAATCCCTGAGAAATCACCACCAGCGGCATCACCTAATCCGCTTGAGAGTGCTTTAACACCCTTCACAGATGCTTCGCCTAAGTTTCTAGCTATAGCTTCAACAGAGTTTGGATTACCAGCTACTTGTGCCGCGGCAGTGCCGAGAATACCTAACTCATTACCACCAACATTAATCTTATAGCTATCAGCAATTTGTTTTGGCAATGGTAATAATACTTCAGCAAGTGGTATTGCTTCTGATCCTCGCTCACCCCCATACTTATATTCAAAGAATCGCATCAATGTGCCATGCGCTCCTAGATTAGCTGGGAATTTCATGATACTCGTAGGACCCTTTTGCTCTACTTTACGTTGAGCCATTGCTTCGAGTGGACTTGTTTTTAGTAATCCTGTCGTCATCTTATTTTGACCTGTATATAAATATTATGTTAGTCTACGTTGATTATTTATATGAATTGGAGATATTGTGTCTAAGTTTTATCAGGGGCGATTTAAGCCCGACAATCCACAAAAGTACAAAGGTGATGCGTCTAATATTATATACAGAAGCGGATGGGAACTTAAACTGATGCGATATTTAGATAAACATCCACACGTTACTCGTTGGAATAGTGAAGAAATTATTATACCATATCGCTCACCGATAGATGGGAAGATGCATAGATATTTTCCGGACTTCTATGTTGAGAAGACGTATCATGGCAAAAAAGAAAAGATATTGATTGAAGTAAAACCATGGGCGCAGACTCAAGCACCAAAGGTTCAGAACACTAAAAAGAATAAACCGACTAAGCGTTATATAAATGAAGTCAAGACTTACGGTACAAACTCAGCTAAATGGAATGCGGCTGAAGAATATTGCAAAGACAGGGGATGGAAGTTCTCTATCATAACAGAACGAGAGTTAGGAATAAAATAATATCTAACGTATAAATAGTCTATAAACACAAGGAATTTAAATAATGTACGAATATAAAACAAAAGTGGTAAAGATAGTTGACGGTGATACAGTTGATGTAGACATTGATCTGGGTTTTGGTATATGGCTATATAACGAGCGTGTACGCATTATGGGTATTGATACACCAGAATCAAGAACAAGAGATAAGGTTGAGAAGAAGTTTGGTCTAGCCGCTAAAGCACGATTGAAGTCTCTACTCGGTAAGAACCCAGTATTGAAGACACAGATCAGTAAGAAAGGCGAAGATATGCGTGGGAAGTTCGGTCGTGTACTCGGAGACTTTGATGTATATTGTGCTAAAGCTGATGCATGGCGACCAGCTACTCAAATATTAGTTGAAGAAGGTCATGCTGTACCATATTTTGGTGGGTCAAAAGATGAAGTTGATGCACAACATTTAGCTAACAGAGATCGATTAATTGCTGAAGGTATCGTAACACTATAATGGCTAAGAGAGAGCGTGTCAATTGTTTAAGTAAATCGTGGGAGAAGCGATTGAAGAAGCGACTCAAAGCTAGAGAAAGACAAGCCAGCAAAAAAGAGGTGCGTAATGGCAGTACTATTTGATGAGATATTAACCAAAGGGGTCAGACAGGGTAAAGTTCCTGCTCAGACTGCTAAGGCTCGTGACTGGTATCGTAAAACTGCACAAGATTATGGCAGTGTGAAAGAAAACGACTTTTTTGGCAAAAGGGGCGATAAAGATAGAATGACTTCTATGCCTCTTGTTGGATCAATGTATATGTATGAGTACTCAGCAAAGCACAAAGATACTCTACCATATTATGATAGATTACCGCTGATATTCCCATATAAGAAAGTTAAGGGTGGATTCTATGGCTTGAATATGCATTACTTACCTCTACCACTTCGGGCTAAGTTGATGGATGCATTATATGAAACTGCTAACAATAAAAGCTATGACGAAACTACAAGACTTCGACTAAGCTATAAGATACTAGAAGGTGCCGCTAAATTTAAAGAATTTAGACCATGCATAAAAAGATATCTGACTAAGCAAGTTACTAGTAAATTTATGTATGTGTACCCATCAGAGTGGGATATTGCATTATTCTTGCCGACAGAAAGATTCGTTGGTGCATCGAAATCATCTGTTTGGGCAGACTCAAAAAGAAAAATAACATAGGAATAAGAAATGTCTTTTAATATAAGCGACTTTAACTCAAAAATAAACAAGCATGGTGTCGCTAAAAACAATTTGTTTTTTGCTAGAATCACTCTTCCAAACTCAATCACGAATGAGTTGTTGAGTGTCGCTCCTATAACTAGAGATATAGAGTTCTTCTGTAGAGGCGTAACATTGCCTGAAATAGACATTACTCCGGGTGAAGTTCAGCCTCAGGGGTTCGGACCAGTAGTTCGTAGACCGCAGAGTATGAATTTTCCCATACTGCCAGCAACATTCATGGTAGACTCTAACTTCGGTGTCTTGAAGCTGTTTCATAGATGGGCTCAAGCGATATGTAACTACGATACAAGCGGTGGTAACCTAGCT